GCTCCTTCGCGTCACCGGCTGGGATGAAGTGCACCGGCTTGAAGTCCACCGGAGGAAGCTCGCGTTTCACTGGCATGGGACTTCCTCCAACCGCGGGCTGCCGAGCCGCTGCACCATCTCGTCGACGGCGTCTTCGTCGATGTCTGGGATCGGCTTGAGGTGCTCGTCGCCGATTCCAACGATCAGCGCGGCGACGAAGTCCCCCCGCGAGGAAGTGAACTCGTATGCGATCGGATCCTGCAGTTGCCAGTTTCCGAACTCGTTGATTTCCACCACGCGCACGATGGTCCCAGCCTTGACACAGACGGATTGCTCGCCCGTCAGCCAAAAGGTCCAACTCAGCGGACGCACCACGAAACACAGGTCGCCGGGCTTGCAGTTCATGCCGCCTCCGTCGCCTTGTCGAACAACTGCCCCTGCGGTTGCGTTGGCAGCCGCACCGGATGGATCGTGCGGCCCGTCACCGAGCACTTGCGCTCCGGCCCGTGCTCCAGGCGCTTCGCGGCGCGCAGTTCGTTGCAGCGGCCGCTGATGACGTTGACCGGCAGGCCGGTGAGCTTCACCAGCTCCTGCAGGCTGTAGTCGCGCCAGGGCTGCACCTGCTGCATCACCTGCGCCTGCTGGCGCGTCAGCGTGCCGTCGCGCTGAATGGCGTGGTAGGCCTCGCATGAGGTTTCAGCGACTCGCATGACGGGCCTCCTGCTGCTGGTGGAACTGCTGCTCGAAGTGCTCGCGGGCAGCGCGACGCGCTCCCACTTCAGCGGTGGCAGATCCTGCGTCTTCATTCCTCACCCCACACCAGTTGCGGCGCCTGCTCCATCACGCGCTGGTGGGTGCTCGTGAGGAACTGGTAGGCGTCCTGTGGCATGCAGCGGTGCGACACCGGTACGCACTTGATGCCGAGGTATGCGAGCAGCGTCACGCACTGTTCGAGCTGTTCGTTCTTCAGCTTCGACACGGCCGGTTCGCTGATGCCCATGGCTTCGGCCACGTTCGTCTGCTTCAGCTCCGCAAGCCGGCGCAGCGCCAGCGAGTAGCCGCGCTGGGCGACTTCCTTTGCCGATGAATCCGACATTGCGCCACCCCTCAAGTTAGGGAAAGCCCGCTGGTCTTCCGATTGAAGAAACGACCATTCCGGGTTGAAAAAGAAACCTGCCCGCGGCTTTCTTGGGCTTGCTGCGCCGCAGCGCGAGACTGCATGCACACCAATGAACAGAGCGGGAACAACATGGACGACTGGACCTGGGCGACCTTCGCGATCGAGCGCATGCTGGTGCGCATCGCGCGCAACATCGCCGACGAGTGCGAGGGCGTGGCGCAGCGAATGCGCCGGTTCGCGTCGTGAGCGCGATCGCGCATGGCGGGTCAGCCGCCGAACAGGCCGCGCCAGATCAGCGCGACCAGGAACCACACGAAGACGGGGAACGCCACGGCTCAGCTCCCCACGCTCGGCGTGCGTTCGTCCAGGTCGCCGCCGTGCCCGATCAGGCTGGGGGCCATCACGGGCTGCGGGTCGTGGGTGCGGCGGTCAGCCGATGGGGCGGCCGAGGGCTGCGCCTGGCCAAGCACCTCGGGCGAGAGGTGCTTGCGCGCCAGCCACGCCAGCACGCGGTTCTCCGCGGACTCGGGGATGTCGCCTTCGTCTGGCCACTGGCTGACGGCCGAATGGGTGACGCCCAGCGCATTGGCGGTGGCCGTCACCGTGCCGCCACACAGCTTCAGGGCTTCTGCTTTGTTCATGAGGCGCGACGTTAGCACGCTCACAGAATGGACGCAAGCCCGCTAACAGATGCCGCGGCTGTAATTCGCGGCATGACTACGCTACAAAAGCGCCTGGAGGAGTTGCTGGCCGCAATGTCCTGGGGAGAGGCCGAGCTGATTCGAGCCTCCGGCGCATCACGGTCGGCCGTGGCTCAGTGGCTGGGCAAGGGGTCGAAAGAGATCAAGTCGATCCGCATGCCGTATGCGCTCGCGTTGGAGCGCGAGACGGGCTTCAGCGCCGAATGGCTGGCCTATGGCAAGTTGCCGAAGAAGGCAGCCATCCAGCCGATTCAGCAGCAGAACCAAGGGGCCGAGCAGGTGGCGCAATATGCCGCCGTGCTCGCCCTGCTCACTTCACACCCCGAGCCCGAGAAGCTGCTTGTCGCGTTCGACGCGATCGTTTCGACGCTGGCTTCGCGTGGCGACCTGCACGAGCAGTCGATGGCTGCTCTCCAGCGGCTTCGGCTGCAGCTTGTGCGTCAAGCTGAAGCAGGAAAGCGACCCAGTCTTCGGTGATGCCCGGCCATTGCCACGTCCCCCTCGCGCTCATTTCTGTTTGAACTCCATGTTGAGGGTTGCACTGTATCGACGCGGGTGGCTCAAGGCTTGAGCCTGATGACACGATTAGAAACGGTACTTTTCACAGGGGAAGCAAAAGACGTGCGAAAGGTCTCAGTGCTCTTGGTCCTTGCCGCTGCAGCAGCGGCTTGCCATGCGAACCCAAAGGGTGCAGAGGAACGCGCGACATTCGTCGACGGAGATTCGCCTCAATGCGAGTCCCGGGGGCTCCTGACCAATTGGAGCAACTCGATCGGCGACTGCATGCCACCGTTCTTCAAGCCACAGCGTGTCGTTGTGGTCGACGTTGAACCGCCATACGCCTATGTTTGCGACACGCATCATGATGCGCTCGGCTTGAGCATCTTCTGCCGATACACCTTCGCCGCGTCGATCATGTACGGAGACGGTTCCCGGCCTTCGGTGCCCACGCTCCAGAAGCAAAGCCGGCGGCATACGATGGCCGACGTGCTACGGATCGACGGGCAGGCCCAGAACCCAACCCCCGAAGAACGGGGCCAGTAGCCGAAGACCCAAACCACGACATACCAAGCCCGCTCCGGCGGGCTTTTTTGCGCCTTCAATTCCGACTGTTCTTGTCGCCTTTGTTAGCACGCTTGCTGTTTTCGTTAGCGTGATTACACTATCTCCAACGCGAACAAGTTGGAGGACAGGATGCAAGCAGCAGTGATCGAACGGCCGGCAAGCGCACAGCGCGCCGCGCCCGCGCTCCCCGAGCGCGACAGCGCCGACTCCCTGGCGGCGCGCATCGGTCGCCTGCCCCAGGTCTGGCCTGAAGACGTGGTGACGCTGATCAACGCGATCAGCAGCGCCGTCGCCCGCAGCAACGGCCACCTCGCCGACCACCGCTCCATCGTCACCCAGCTGGACCAGCTGTCGGACTCGATCACCGCGGTGCTCGAAGGCCGCGCGGAGTGCCTGTGATGAAGCGCTCCGATTCCTTCACCGCCGAGACGATCGCCATGCTGCTGATCGCCGTCGTGGCCTTCGGGCTGATCCTCACCGGGAACGTGCCGCAATGAACGACGACACCTGCTGCAACGGTCGGTGCAATGACCACCAAGGGCGCGGCGCATGCCCGCGCTACCGCCGCACCGACGCCGCGCCCAAGGGCATCGATGTGAGCGGCATCGCTCCGGCGATGCACCCGGGGCGCTGGCTGCTCGCGTTCCTGATGCTGGTGCTGATCGCCATCACCGTGGCGCGCCTGGTCGCGATCGACAGCGACCGCGCCGAGGCCTTCCGGCGCGAGTGCCGCGACAAGCACAACGGCTCGGCCTACTTCGACCAGAGCACACAGCAGCTCGCGTGCCGCGTCACGAAGGAGGCCCGCTGATGCGCAAGCTCACCGAGGCCGATCTCGACCGCGCGCAGGCGTGGCGCGAGCAGCCGTTGCAGAACGCAGAGCAGGCGTCGAGCGGCTGGCCCATGGGCATGCCGCCCGGCCCGGTCACGCTGCCCGGCACCGGCCGCACCGTGTACTGGACCGGCCGCGTGGCGATTGGCCTGCGGCACCAGCCGAGCCGCAGCTACGAGACGCCGGTGCCGCATTCCACCCTCTGGCTGCAGGAGCTGCTGCTGGGAGGCGCGAAGCAATGAACGCCCCCGACCGCGTGATTCCGATCGGCACCGAGCGGCAGCGCAGCGTCTATGCGGTGCGCGCAAGCTCCTGGGGCTCGCTGTTCGACTGCGCCCACAAGTGGGAAGGCGAGCACCTGCTGGGCATGCGCAAGCCGTCAGGCCTGCGCGCGCAGCTCGGCACGGCCATCCACGCCAGCACAGCCACCTTCGACAACGGCCGCCTGCCGGGCTCGGAGCCCGTGAGCGCCGATGACGCCGCGGAGACCTTCGTGCGCACGCTGCGCCAGCCCGAGCGCGAAGTCGACTATGGCGCCGACGACCTGACGCTGACCGAGGCCGAAAAGATCGGCCTGGCGCTGCACACGCGCTACTGCTTCGAGCTTTCGCCACGCTTCACCTTCAAGTCGGTCGAGCAGACGCTGCAGCCGATGGACATCGAGTGCGGCGGCGGCATCGTCGTGCGGCTGACCGGCACCATGGACCGCGCGCGCGCCGCCGAGACCGACAGCGGCATCGTGATCCCCGACATCAAGACGGGCCGGCGCGTGATCGAGCAAGGCGAGGCCAAGACCAAGGGGCGATCGGCGCAGCTGGGCACCTACCAGCTGATGTATGAGAACACCGAAGGATTGCCCACCGCGGGCGCCCAGGTGCTGGCGCTGCAGACCAGCGGCAAGCCGCAGGTCGCGGCCTCCCACGTCTTCGACGCGCGCCGCGTGATGGTCGGCGGCGAGGGTCAGCCCGGCCTGATCGAGTTCGCCGCCGAGATGTTTCGCACCGGCCTGTTTCCCCCGAACCCCCAGTCGATGCTGTGCTCGCCGAAGTATTGCGCGCGCTGGGACACCTGCCATTTCCACGAGTGAAGGAGCCGCACCCCATGACGAACATCGCCGAACTGAAGGCCGCGCCGCAGCGCCCCCTGGCCGAGATGAAGCCCAAAGAGCAAATCGCCTACCTGCTCAACCAGAAGAAGGGCGAGCTGGCCAAGATGCTGCCGAAGACGCTGAGCATCGACCGGCTGCTGAAGGTCGCGCAGATCGCGGCCACCACCACGCCGGCGCTCGCGAAGTGCGATGTGCCTTCCCTGGTCGGCGCGATCGGCCAGTGCGCGCAGATGGGCCTGGAGCCGAACACCGTGCTGGGCCACGCCTACCTCGTGCCGTTCAACACGAAGCGCAAGGATGGCGACGGCAACGAGCGCTGGGTGAACAGCGTGCAGGTGATCATCGGCTACAAGGGCTTGATCGACCTGGCGCGCCGCAGCGGCCAGATCGTGAGCATCGCCGCGCACGAGGTGTGCCAGAACGACGCCTTCGAGCTGGTCTATGGCCTCGACGAGAAGCTGAATCACACGCCTGCCATGGGCGACCGCGGCGAGGTGATCGGCTTCTACGCGGTGGCCAAGCTGAAGGACGGCGGCCACAGCTTCGAGTTCATGAGCACGCACCAGGTGCGCGAGATCATGAAGGGCACGCAGTCGAAGGGCAAATTCGGCCCGTGGGCTGATCACTTCGTCGAGATGGGCCGCAAGACTGTGATCCGGCGCCTCGCGAAGTACCTGCCGCTGTCGATCGAGTTTCAGACCGCGGTGGCGCTTGACGAGCGCGCCGACGCGGGCCGCGATCAGCAGATGGAGACCATCGACGGCGACTTCATGTTCGTGCCGGACGGCGGCGGCGAAGTCTCGGTCGACCAAGAGACGGGCGAAATCCGCGGCCGGCTCACCGAGGCCGCAGTGGTCGACCTGCCGGCCGCCGCGACCGTGCACGCTGAACGCGACCTTGCTCGCTCGCCCGCCTCTACGCCGGCCCCGCAGCAGCAGCGCCAGCCCGATGCGCCCGCCTTCGACGCCGAGGCCTTCGCCGAGCGCCTGGAGAAGTGCGGCGACGTGGACACGCTCGACCTGATGGCCGACGAGATCCGCAACGTGGGCGGCGACATGGCCGACTCGCTGAACGGCGTGTACCGCCGTCGGCGGGAGCAGCTGAGCGCCAAGGCCGCCCCGGAGCACCAGGCCGCGCCCACTCAGCAGCAGCAGAGCCGCCGCCGCACGCCGGCGCAGACCTCGATCGAGTAACCAGTTTTCAGGGCGAACCGCGGGGTGGGTGCACCTTTCCTCCCTCCCTCATCGATTCCCATCCCGCGCCGAGCGATCGGCCGCCCTCTTCTACACCCCAAGACCTGAGAGACCGTCATGCCCGACAAGACCCTGAACATGACCGCGAGCACCATCGGCCGCGATCTTCTCGAAGCGCTGGTGCAGGAAGTCCGTCTGCTCCCCGACGTGTGGCCGAAGCTGTCGAAGGCCAAGCAAGACGACGTGATCGAACGCCTGCGCAAGCGGGTGATCCACAGCGTGCAGACCGCCGTGCACCTGATCGCCAGCGACGGCCGCGTGACCATCGTCGGCGAGCTGGAGCAGGTGACGGTGAAGGACGGCATCAAGGCCGTGCTGCAGATGTCGAAGAACGACCCGAACCGGCACGCGCTGATCGACGCGCAGGGCAAGTCCGTGCTGGTGGCCGTAGCCGACGCAGAAGACCACATGGGCGACGTTGCCGCGGTGCGCGGCGAGGAAGACCAGCGCGCGATGGACCTGGGCCACGAGTACAACCCCGACGCCGACGGCGAGGGCATGGAAGGCGTGGTCGACGTGGAGTCGCGCGAGGTGCCGCAGCTGACCGACGGGCCGCTGCAGGCCGAGCTCGACGCGGCATACGAAGCGGGCCGCAAGGCCGCGGAAGCGGGCGATTCGATGGACGCCGCGCCCACCGACCGCCACGAGCTGGTGGCACGCTGGACGCAGGGCTGGCGCGATTGGCACGACCAGAACGATGACCCGAGCGCCAGCACGGTCGACGGCGGAGCGGCGCCCGAAGGAGATGAGGCCGGCAGCGACGCGAAAGAGCCGCCCGACGATCTCTACGACCAGGCCGTGAAGCACGTCGTCAGCTCCCAGAGCGCGTCGCTCAGTGCGCTTCAGCGCCACCTGCGCATCGGCTACAACCGCGCCGCGCGCCTGCTGGAGACGATGGAGGTGAACGGCATCGTCAGCGCCGTGCAGCCCGACGGCTCGCGCCAGGTGCTGCGCAACGATGAAGAGGCCACGGCATGAAGATCCTCGGCCTCAACATCGAGAACTTCCTCGGCGTGCGCGCCGTCGACATCTCGCTGCGCAAGCGCGTGAACCTGTTCGCCGGCCACAACGGCGCGGGCAAGTCATCGGTGCAGGAAGCGGTGCGCCTGGCGCTGGTCGGCGAGCCGGTGCGCGTCGAGCTGAAGAAGGAGTTCGGCGCGCTGGTCACCGAAGGCGCCCAGCATGGCTTCGTCGACGTGTCGCTCGAAGACGGCCACGCCGCCATCACCCTGCCGCAGGGCAAGCGCACCGAGGGCCTCACGGCTCCGGCTGCCCTGCCCTTCGTGCTGGACGCCCAGCGCTTCGCGCGGCTGTCCGTCAACGAGCGGCGCGCGTTCCTGTTCGGCCTCATGGGGCTGAAGACCGACGGCGCGGCCGTGAAGCAGCGCCTGCTGAAGCGTGGCTGCGACGCCGGCAAGGTCGACCGCGTGGCGCCGCTGCTGCGCGCGGGCTTCGAGGCCGCCAGCAAGGAAGCCAAGGGCAAGGCGACCGAGGCGAAGGGCGCGTGGCGCGCCGTAACCGGCGAGACCTACGGCAGCGAGAAAGCGAAGACCTGGCGCGCCGAGGCGCCGGCTGTCGATGCCGAGGTGTCGCGCCGGCTCGCCACCGAGCTGCAGCACTGCGACGTGGCGATCGAGCAGTGGCAGCAGCAGGTCGGCAAGTCGCAGGGCGAGCAGCAGCGCCGTGCGGGCCTGCGCGCCAAGCTGCCGGCGCTGCAGGAGCACGCCAGCAAGATCGCGCGGATCTCGGCCAAGCTGGGCGGCGACCAGCAGCAGCTGGCCGAGTGGGAAGCGGACCTGAAGAAGACCGCGGAGCAAGCGGGTGCAGCGCCGCGCGTGGGCTTGGTGCACCGCCTGGCGCGCGCGATCTTCGAGGCCATGCCCAAGTGGCCCGGCATCGACCAGATGCGCGGGGCGGCCTGGGATGAGGTGCGCGCCGCGCTCGCGGCCTACGAGGCCGAACACGGCCCCCTGAACGCGAAGGGCGGCGACGAGAAGGCTCGCGCCCGCCTGCCCAACATCCAGCGCAGCCGCGACATCTACGCCAACTCGGTCGCGAACGACCAGCGCGACCTCGAAGCCGCCCGCGCCGCGCTGGCAGAGGCCCAGGCGATCGAGCAGGAGCTGGCGACCGAGTTCGACGCCGCAGGCCTGGAAGAGGCGCAGGCCCAGGCCACCAAGCTGAAGGCCCAGCGTGCCGAGCTGGTCCGCCAGATCGACGCGCAGAAGGCGTTGAAGCAGCAGGCCGACGGCGCCGAGCGCAAGACCAAGGAAGCGGCCGCGCACGCCGCCGATGTGGCGGCCTGGGACGCGATCGGCGACGCGCTCGCGCCCGGCGGCATCCCCAGCGAGATCCTGGCCGAAGCGCTCGACCCGATCAACGAGCGGCTGGCGCAGTCGGCGCTCGACGCGGAATGGCCGCGGGTGGGCGTGGAGGCCGACATCAGCATCACCTGCGGCGGCCGGCCCTACGCGCTGCTGAGCGAGTCCGAGCAGTGGCGCGCGGACGCGATGCTGGCAGAGGCAATCGCGCACCTGTCCGGCTTGAAGCTGCTGGTGCTGGATCGCTTCGACGTGCTGGACCTGAAGGGCCGCGAGGACCTGCTGGCGTGGCTCGACATCCTGGCCAGCGGCGGCGAGATCGACACCGCGCTGATCTTCGGCACGCTCAAGGCGCTGCCCTCGCAACTGCCCGAGACCATCGACGCGCACTGGATCGAGCGCGGCGTGCTTGGGCAGCTGAAGGAGGCGGCGTGATGGGCGACATCGCCGAAATGATGCTCGACGGAACCCTGTGCGAAGGGTGCGGGGTTTACCTCGCCGGCGATGCCCCAGGCCACCCGCGCCGCTGCCGGGACTGCCGCAACACAGAAGGCCAGCCGCACCCGAGCACGAAGGTTCCCTGCAAGACCTGCGGCCGCCGCGTGAAGTTCGCCGGCCTCAAGGACCACACGCGCGACGCGCACAACCAGCAAAGGAGGGCATGATGCGCGCCCTGTTCTACGACACCGAGACCACCGGCCTGCCGCTGTTCAACGATCCGAGCGAGGATCCGCGCCAGCCCCACATCGTGCAGCTGGGCGCCTGCCTGGTCGACCTCGACACGCGCAAGACCATCGCGGCGATTGATGTGATCGTGCGGCCCTCGGGCTGGCACATCCCCGACGAGGTTTCCCAGGTGCACGGCATCACGACCGAGCACGCCGCCGACGTGGGCGTCAGCGAGTCGATGGCGATCGGCATGCTGATGGAGCTGTGGGGCGACTGGCGGCCCGAGCAGGTGGTACGCATCGGCCACAACGAGTCGTTCGACGCGAGGATTCTGCGCATCGCGCTGAAGCGCTTCGAGGGCGACAAGCTGGTCGACCGCTGGAAGGCCGGCGCAGCCGAGTGCACGGCGCGGCTCTCGACGCCGATCCTGAAGCTGCCGCCGACCGATCGCATGCGCGCCGCGGGCCGCTTCCACCACAAGACGCCGAACCTGGGCGAGGCCTATCGGTTCTTCACCGGGCGGCCTCTCGACGGCGCGCACCGTGCGATGGTGGACGTGCAGGCCTGCATGGACGTGTACTTCGCGATCGCTGACGGCGTGCGGGAGGCCGCATGACCCGCAACAGCTTCGCAAAGCTTTTCGAATCCACCCGCTACGGTCAGTTGCTCGTGAAGGTGGATCGGTCGCCCGACGGTGAGCAACCCGAGGTGCGCTTCTACTGTCACCCGCCCGAGGTCGGCGTGTGCAGCATGGCGGTCGGTTTCACCGACAACGATGCCGGCTGGGATGCCGCAGAGGCCGCGTTCGAGAAGGTCGATCTCGCGCAGGCCGAGCTGGCCGTGTCCGACATCTTCAAGATGTTGGAGGCGGCGTGATGTTGCGACCCATCGAGATCCGCCACTTCCACCTGTTCGCCGGCCTGGGCGGCGGCGCGCGCGGCTTCAACCGCGGCGAGGCCCGCGTGGGCCAGCTGCAGGCGCGCTTCCGCTGCGTCGGTGGCATCGACGTGGACCCGGCGGCGATGCGCGACTTCCAGCGGCTCGCCGGCGTGCCCGGCACCGTGCTGGACATGTTCGACCGCGAGCAGTTCACCGCCTGCCACGGCCGCGAGCCCGGCCCGGACTGGCGCGAGGCCACGCCGCAGGACATCCAGCGCGCGGCCGGCGGCGAGCGCCCGCACATCGTCTTCCTCAGCGCCCCCTGCAAGGGATTCAGCGGCCTGTTGTCGGAGACGAAGAGCAAGACCGACAAGTACCAGGCGCTGAACCGCCTGACGCTGCGCGGCGTGTGGCTGATGCTGGAGGCCTGGTCCGACGACCCGCCCGAGCTGGTGCTGTTCGAGAACGTGCCGCGGCTGGCCACGCGCGGTCGCGCGCTGCTCGATCGCATCACCGCGATGCTGCGCGCCTACGGCTACGCCACTGCAGAGACGACGCACGACTGCGGCGAGCTGGGCGGCCTGGCGCAGAGCCGTAAGCGCTTCCTGCTGGTGGCTCGCCACTTGGCCAAGGTGCCCCCGCTGCTGTACGAGCCGGAGCGCCGGCCGCTGCGGGCCGTGGGCGATGTGCTGGGCCGCATGCTGCTGCCGGGCGACCTGCGCGCGGGCCCGATGCACCGCGTGCCGGCGCTGCAGTGGAAGACCTGGGTACGGCTTGCCTTCGTCGAGGCAGGCAGCGACTGGCGCAGCCTCAACCGGCTGGCCGTGGAGAACGGGCACCTGCGCGACTACCTGATCGTGCCGACGATGTTCCGCGATGGCCTCGGCGTGCGGCGCTGGGAAGAGCCGACGGGAACCGTTGGCGGCCAGAGCCTGCCGCCGAATGGCGCATACAGCGTCGCCGATCCCCGCTTCGAGCAGTCTGCGCGCTGGCATGACGGCCAGGCGTATGGCGTGCGCAGCTGGAGCGACAGCAGCGGCACCATCGCGGGCCAGCAGAACCCAGGACAGGGCGCCTACTCGATCGCCGATCCGCGCTGCCCGAACGTGAAGCACAACAACTGCTTCCGCGTGGTGCGCTGGACTGGACCGAGCGGCACTGTGACCGGCGGCGGCCATCCTTCAGCGGGCGGTCAGTGCGTCGCCGACCCGCGCCCGGAATGGGACGGACGCCACGGCCACCTCCACGTCTGCGCCTGGGATTCCAAGAGCCGCACGATCACAGCCGGCGGCAAAGGTGTGCAGGGCGGTTATCTCTCGGTGGCCGACCCGCGCAGCGGCATGGACGCGCAGCGCGAGGCCTACCTCACCGGCGGCCACTACGGCGTGGTGCCGTGGGATGGGACCGCAGGCGCCGTGAGCGCGGCCGCGTGCCACGACAACGGCCGCTGGTCGGTCGCCGATCCGCGCATGCCCGCCGCCACCGACAACCTGGTGGCCGTGATCCGCGCCGAAGACAACACGTGGCACCGGCCCTTCACGACGCTGGAGCTGGCCGCGCTGCAGTCGCTGGTCGATCCCGAGGAACAGCTGGAGCTCGACGGGCTCAGCGACCAGGCGTGGCGCGAGCGCATCGGCAATGCTGTGCCCAGCGATGCAGCACAGGCCATCGCCAGCGAGATGGGGCGCACGCTGCTGCTTGCATGGAGCGGCGAGACCTTCGCTCTGTCGGCTGCGCCGGTGTGGGTGCGGCCGGTGGTGGTCGGATTGAGCGTGGCGCAAGGGGGTGCGTGATGGCTGACACCACCGCCAAGACGGCCGAGGCGCTGGCGGCCGAGGCGAGAAAACTCGCTTCGGTCCTGCGTGGGATGGTCGAATGCGGCGCAGCGCCCGAAGACCTGTGGGAGCGTGACCAGCCGGACGGTGATCCGTTCGTGGCACGCGCCGCCGAGTTGCTGGAATTGCTCGCCGCCCATCCACAGCCCGAGCCGGCAGAGGATGACGTGCGCGAGCTGCGCAAGTGGCTGAACGAGGAGCCCAACAGGCCGATAGACCGCGCTGCTCTTGCTCGGGTGCTCGCCGCCCAGCCGCAGGCAGAGGTAGTGCCAGAGGGGTTGCAGGCTGTGCCCGTGATC